GACCTCTGGGCAACAACGTTAACCAGAGGTCCATGGTTCAAATCCATGCCCCGCTACCAACGAGGATCGATAAAGATCCTTGATGAACAACCTCGGAGTGGTTAATCCACCCCGAGGTTTTTTGTTGTCTCCACGGAGTTCTGCGGACGATAAATCAGGGTTAAGCAACGTAGCCACATCCGTATTCAAGAAGTCGGCTGCAGCCTGTGTCTCGTTGATTGTCCACGTGATTTCGCTGCGCAGCTTACGCGCAATCGTTTGAGGGGCAAGACCCAGCGCATTGGCTAAGTCTTTCTTTTGAAGGTGTCGCGCCGTGATCATCAGATTCACGTTGGCGGCGACAATATCTTGTGCATTTATCTTTGCCTGCGGCATGCTCATTGTTGCTGTCATAGTTACATAATACAACGTCATTTTACTTTTATACGGCGTGTCTTATTTGAGACAACAGTATTCTGGCTGTAGAAAGTAACACATGGTTTCAGCTTGTACGTCTGATGTCATATCGGACAGATTGAGAGAGCTAATGAGGCAACAGCACATTACCCAGCGTTCCCTTGCCTCAGAAATCGGACTGTCGTTTCAGCTTCTTAACGCAAAGCTCCATGGCCGCGCTAATTACACTTCGCGTGACCTTGTTCGTATTGCTGATTTCTTCGATGTGAGTCTCGACTACCTGACTGGCCGTTCCGATTACACGAAACCTTTGGAGGTTGTGTCTTGAGCAGTGAGAAAGTGCCCGTGCAGGTGTCCGCGCGCGAGGGCTACAAGGTGAAGAAGTCCCGTACCGGCAAGGCCGTCATGGTATTCGGCTTCCCGATGTCGTTGGAGGAGATGGACACGGTGCGGGCTGAGTTCGAGTCCCAGCTGGCCTATCAATCGCGCATCATGCGCGAGGATCGCATGATGAGGTTCTGATGGTCTCACAGGTCCCGTTGTTCCTTGTAATCGCTGAATCGTTGTTGGCTTTCCAGGCTTCGTCTTACCCCGAGCTCGCTGGTCCAGACGATGCCGATACGGAGATCAGCGCCGGGGATGTCGACAAGATTGGCTCTTCTGCCAGCCTCGCCTTCTTCGACGATCTCTTGTCGTATGAGCGTGCCGTCGAGGATGATCTGGCCTATAGGCGGCAGACTGTCGGCGTGCCCTTCGGCTATGACCTGATCCTTGAGTCTGACGAGTACATGAACGTCGTTTGCCGTGAGGCCGCACTGATTGCGGATCGTAAGAGCGGGCATGTGGGCATCGTACTCGGCCGTCCATTCGTAGACAGTCTGGTCGCGGCTGGCACTCAACGCTCGTTGGCTGATCAGGTTCGCGTTTTCACTTATCTGGTTCGCATTTCCTGCAAGCTCGTTGGCTCTCGTGGCGGCGTCACGGGATTCGGCGGCGATGCGGTTTGCTTCTTCCGCATGATTGTTGGCATCCTTCGCCGCCTCGTTCGCATTGTGCGTCTGGAAATACGCGACGAAGCCGACGACTACCGAAACGAGAAGCGCCAGTGCTGAAAGGATGTTATCGGCGTCAATACCGGCAATGATTTGGCCCCAGTTCACGATTCTTCCTTCCTCCGTCATCTGCGACGGTTGGTTTTTGTGCGATTCCCAGCTTACGCAGCCGGGGGAAGGAACCCTTTTCAACCATTCGACCGATGGAGGTTTTGCAGATGATTGCGTATGTGGTTCGTTGTGACGTGTGCGGGGCCGAGGCGTTTGTGCCGTTGAATCAGGACCCGGATATGGCCATGTCGGCTCGTGGGTGGCGTATGAGGCCGCACTCGAAGATGTGCCCGGATTGCGTTTTCGCAGTCGAGGGGCCGAAGGTTCCGCCGAGCATGGCGGAGGTGCGCTGATGTCGGTGTTCGACCCTGAGTGCAGCGGGAACCGTTTCAGTGCGGAGTTTAGGCTGACCGGTGATGCGGGGAGTCCGTATGAGTTCGGTATTCGTTTCAGTGTGGATGGTGATTATTTCGCGGTTGGTGGCTTGTCTATGGGTGACATGGTGCGTATCAACCGCGAGTTCGCCAGGGTTATCAGGGAGGCGAAGCATGCACGGGCTTTATAAGGGCGTTCTCACGTTCTGTGCGGTGTTCGTGGGCTTGGTGTTCGCGGTGATGGGTTTCTGGGCGCTGCTGGGTGTGACGTGCCTGTGTGCGGGCATGGTGCTGGCGGATGTGCCGGAGCGCGTGTCCACCCGTCTGAATCGAGGCGATCGTGAGGGTGTTTAGGAAGTGCTGCCAGGCGTTGGTGCTGGTCGCGGCGTCGCCGTTGCTGTTGGTTGGCTTCGGGGTGTGTCTCGCGGCCGTGAATCTTGGCGATTGGCTGAAGGAGGAATGATGCCGAACGGTGAACTGGGATATGTGTTCAAGAGCGCGGTAACGGCCAATGGTTGCCTGATGCTGTGCATCACGCCGCACGCGCGGCGTCGCGACTTCCATTCGAAGGTGTACGTGTTCACGGCCGACGAGGTGCGCGCGTTGATCGAGGCGCTGGCCGTGATGCCGGACGGCCCCGAGTAGATTATTCGGTTTTCACCGGGGTATTCGCCGGTATTCTTTCGTATTTTCCGCGTGCCCGACGCTATTCGGGCCATCGAGAATGTAACGCCGTTGATGCCCCGTATGGCTAGGGCTAGGCATACCTAGGCGCGCTGTGGTGGCGCGAGGTCAGCCGCATTGCAACTGCGGTATTAGCGAGACTAAGAGGTTGCCACCGACCCTATCCAGCCGCTGGTAAAGGCGGAATCGGGCAGCATCACCACACGCTTGTGTGGGGCTGGATTTGGGGACCATTCCCGGCAGGCTTCGGCCTGCTCTTGCAATCGACGGCCGACCGACCGAAAGCGAGACCCACTTGAGGATTCTCGGCCGAGATTTCGCGTTGCGCGTCTCGGCCGAGAATCTTCGGGTCTTGACCTCTCCAGCACTCCCTCCCAAAAGGGACATGAGAAACCAACGTAAGGGGATTACGGATTATGAGCAGAGCAACGTTCGAGATGAATCTGAAGGACGCGGGTATCCGACTGCTTCCGAAGCTCAACGAGTTCATCCAGTCGAGGAAGACCACGGAATCGTTCGCGGTGACCATCGAGCAGATCGCACGCTGGGCCGGATTGACCAGACGTAACGGGCGCATCGACGACAACCAGGCGTTCCATATGATGCAGTTGGCGCAATGCCCCGTCTCGAAGACCCGCAAGTACGGGATGCGCTGCTGGGATGCGCGCGAGGCCATGCAGGCGTTGGCCCGGTGGACCGGCTCGTGGGCTTGGGTGGTGGACTGATGGCGCGAACGAATCCGAGCCTTGCCGAGGCGTTGAGCCCTTGGTCTGCTCCGCATGACGCGGCCGAACTGCTGGAGGGCTTCAGGCTGTCCATCAACGCCCTTGCCGACGAACAGCATACGGGGTTGCCCGATTCGATGCGCGTGTTGAAGGTCCTGCACCTGCGCAACGACATAGAACTGGCCGCATTGGGCGGCGACTGGCCGGCCATGGGAGTGCGTCGTCTGGGCGGCGCGTGGACGTTGGACGCACGCCAGTTCGATTTGTGGGCGCAGGGGCAGGTAAGCGTATTCAGGCGCAGGGCCGAGGCGGCTCAGCCGACCGTGCAGATGTAGTCTCGCATGAGTTTGCTCTAGGAGGGATGATGGGGTATTTGACGACGGCCGAGGTGGCCGAACTGTTGCATGTGAAGCCGGATACGGTGCGCAAGTGGCGGCAGGAAGTGGGCAAGGGGCCGCGTTGGACGCGCTGGCCGGGCACGAGGCTGGTCCGGTACGAGAGCGCCGAGGTGGAAAGGTGGCGCCATGCCGGGCAGAAGGGATAGGCAACGTGTGCCGCCAGCCGTCTCGGCCGAGGTCATCGAGCGGTGGGGCAACGACTGCTGGCTGGGGATGCCCGGCTGCACGAACCACAGCGACACCACGGACCACATCGTGCCGCATATCGCGGGCGGGCCCACCGTGCCGGCGAACCTTCGCCGCGCGTGCAAGCACTGCAACTCGCTTCGGGGCGACCGGACGCTTAACGGGTATGGCGCGCTTATCCACGCGGTCATCGGCCCTCCGGCTGGCGGTAAGTCAACGTATGTTGACATGCACCGGCAACCGGGGGCCGTGGTGCTGGACTTCGACGCACTGGCCAAGGCCATGATGCCGGGCTCGGACGCCGAGCACGTCACCGTGGAATGGGTGAGGCGTATGGCATCGGGGGCATGGTACGGGGCCTACCGGCACATGGTGCGTGTCACGGAACCGGTGGAGCTGTGGCTGGTGAAGACCCTGCCCTTCACGCCGCGAAGCCCTCGGCTGCTGGACGAGTGGATCGCCCTGGACTATGACATCACGGTCTGCGACCCCGGCAAGCAGGAGGTGATGGACAGGCTCAGGGCGCGAGGCATGGACGTTGGTAAACGGTTGCAGGCCGGCGTGCTCCAGTGGTACCGGCAGGGCATCACTCAGACCGGCATCGATGCGAGGCTCAAGGCTCGCAGGTCAAGGCTCCCCGCGCCCCGGCGGCAGCGGCGTTTTGCTGCCGTCCGC